GGATTGTCGTCATCGGCGCGGGTCTCCAACTTCCCCGTGCGCAGGGCAATACCCGCTTTGCGCCACGAAGAAAACAGGACAGGTGCCGCAGGCACGGCCCAAAATGCGAAACCCCCCGGAAAGTTCCGAGGCGCTTCGACGTATGGATGGTGGGCGATAACGGATTTGAACCGCTGACATCTTCGATGTGAACGAAGCCACCCCCACGCAACCTGCGGAAACTCGTTAAAAGGAACGCTATTTAAACGGCTTACGTTGGCGGTTTTCGTGATCTGTTCACGTCTGCACCAGTTCAATGAACCGAGGAACACTTCGTTAGTCAGCCTTCGCCAAGCTCGCGCTGCGGCACAACAGAGCACATGGATATGCAGTGCCGTGTGCCGAGCGCCAAGGATTTGCAGGGCTTGACCGTCAGGCGCCCGGTCACGCAGGTTGTGCGTTGGATATGGCGCGATGAGAGGGCCTGACGATGTGCAACTTCTACACCTCAACACGGGCTGTCGACGCGATGCGGCAACTGTTTCCCGGCCGCACCTGGATCAACCTTGCAGGAAACCTGGAGCCGGGTGACGTCTATCCGGACCGCATTGCGCCGATCATCCGATCCGATGGCGATGGCCTCGCGCTGCAGATGGCACGGTGGGGTCTGCCTTCCCCGCCACAGTTCCACAGCTCGTCTGGCATCGACCGCGGCGTCACCAACGTGCGCAACACTGGGTCACCCCATTGGCGGCGGTGGTTGGGCCCCGAGCATCGCTGCCTCGTTCCCTTCACAAAATTCGCCGAACCGAGGCCGGGCGGCCGAGGTGCCGGGAATGCGTGGTTTGAGATGGCGGATGATCAACCCGCATTCTTTGCCGGGATATGGGTGCCGCGCTGGACGTCGATCCGCAAGCTGAAGGACGGCGAGACGACCGACGACCTCTTTGGTTTCCTGACCTGCGAGCCCAATGCCGTGGTCGCACCCATCCATCCAAAGGCCATGCCGGTGATCCTGATCGAGCCGGAAGAATGGGACGTCTGGATCCGCGCGCCGTGGACAGAGGCGAAGGGGATGCAGCGGCCCTTTCAAGGCCGCCTCTACCTTACTTGATGGCCGCCTGATCGTGAATATGAGGCATCACAGCGCGGAGCCTCGAACCGGTGCTAGCGCTTCAGCCATGGAACTCGCACTCCCGCGATCGTTCCAGGCGTCGCACACCCAGTTGCGGGGCCCCTGCATGTTTCTTGCCTGAAACACGCGCCCGACCGGCACGCCGCTGCGCAGGCCCTCACGGTCTCCGGGATCAGACCGGCCACCAATGATCGTCGGGCGTTGTGTCCACATGCGTGGAATAGGTTTCTGTGATGGTCGCGTCAACTTCAGGGTCCATGGCTGACAGACAACGGCCCGGGCAACGCCTTGGCCGCTATCTGCGGCGCTGCCATCTTTCGGCTGCATTTAGCCTCTATACACGTTTTCTATGGCAATCTGTCGCGAACGCGGGCAGAAGGCGGGAAAAACCGTAGCCAAATCACTTTGGCTTGTGGTTTCCTTTACACATACGAATTTCGACACCAGATCCAACTGGTGCCAACTGGCAAAGGATGGAGACCATGTTGAACAACATGAACCTAGCATCGAATTCAGGACTGTTGCGCCGCCTGCAGGAGGCGGCAAGACGTGGGGTTACGGCTGAGGATCTACACGCGCAACGGATATCGTTCATCGTCTCGTCGGTGAGCGATGAGCGGACAAAGGTCACCTCGGAGATGGTCGAGGCGGAGCTCAAGAAGATGAACGGCGAAGCGGCATAGGGTAGGCGATCGCTGTATGATCCTGTTTGATTTGAGTGATTCAGAAGCTCACCCTGCTTATCAAGCCTTGGCGATCTCCAACGGGGATCGCCAATTCAGCTTCCTTCTTTCGATCGTGTCTGCCGCAATTGACACGCAGCAAGCTTTCCTGTCGCAGGCCGTCCTGAAGGCACTGAATTTTCATGCCATCGCGTGCCTGCACACCAATGCTGGCGAGTTCCGGCCCTGCGAGGTCCGCGTTGGTCCAGAGGGGCACCCAGACACCTATCACGCCCCAAACTACTTCCGCGTGCACGCGCTGATGGACAACTTCATCAACTATGTGAATGCGAACTGGAACAACGCCGACCCATTGAATCTTGCCGCCTTTGTGCTGTGGCGTCTTTGCGCCATCCATCCATTCATTAACGGGAATGGTCGAACTGCGAGGGCCGCAGCATACTTCACAATCTGCCTCAAGGCTGGCGGCTGGCTCCCAGGCAAAGAGAATATGACCACGCTTTTGAAGCAGCACCCAAACTACACAAGTGCGCTCAAGCATGCCGACGCAACAGCCGCTGCGGGCAACCTTGATCTGTCGCCGCTGATTGCCGTCATCGCGGATTGTGTGACGCAACAACTGGCGTCACGGGATGCTGACGATGATACCGTGATCGGTGAAGCCGATGATTACGTGGCTGGGGATGCCACCGAGAGTGTTGGCGAGACCAAAGAGCCGGACCAGAACAATCAGTAGAATAACCAGCTCCAGAGTGCGATGGTCGTCTACTGATCTTCGCTGCGCTGCCCAGCATTCTACCGATTGAAGGGCTCTGACCGCTTGAGTCAGATGATGTCCCGCACCGTAATCTTCCCATCATACACGGTCTGTGCATGCGGCTCGGTCGCGCCCGCCCGGGCCTGTAGTTTCCACACCCCAAGTGTCAGCGCAGCCTTCGGAATCGTCGCGACGACGGTCCGCGGCGGAGTGATCGAGGTGCTGACCTCCAGTCTAGTATTGCCCTTGCGAACGGCGGCCGTTGACCATGTCAGGACGGGCGCATTGCCACCTCAGTTGTTCGGTTGTGGAGGCGCTTGACGCCATCCAACGGCAACCCGCCAGAAGGCGGTCAGAGCGCGTCCCGCGTTGATGCTCACCGGGGCGCGCTCTGCTGTCATGATACAGGAGGCGGGGGACGGGGGGGAAGCCATCAAGGCTTCACCGCATCCATGATCACGCACCAGTTATACAGCGGATAACTGGCCCCTGAAATCAGCGCCGTCCTGCTATCGGTGTCACGCAAGTTGCCAAGCGCATATGGCGAGTTATTCGGCACCGTCATGCCGGATCGTCCCCACCCATAGCCGAGGCGTGACCCGGCAGAAGCGGGTGCGGACAGGCTGAGCGTGATGGCTGACCCTACAAGTGAGACGCCGCTGATGATGTTCTGCAACGTGGTGTCGTCAGACGCCCACACGTCGAAGCCCATATTCGCCACGGCAGGGATATTCGTAGTGTCGAAGGCATAGGTTCCGGTGCCGCCAGTCACTTCCAAAACAATCTCGGTGTCAGTCCATGACGTCACAGACCAGCGCACGGGGGCATGGGTTCCAGCCTCGATGTCCATCATCGTTTTGGCGAAGTATTCGCCCTTCATCTTCTGACCGAGCGTGCTCATGTGCGTGCCGTTGCGCCACTGCACCTGATACAGGGGGAATATATCGACTGTCGCGTCTGCGTCAGCCACCGCAAGCTGACTAAGGCTAACGCTTGGGAAGCCCCCGGATGCTTGCCGAGATTGACACATTTGCCCGATGACAGTTCGAGGGTTTGCACCGGCATAGCCAGCCGTCACGCCTTGGGTTTTCACCTTGTCGATCAGCGTTACAAGCTTCGGCGCATAGGCCCCACGCGCGTCCCCAGCGTTCGAGAAGCCATGAACCCACCACAGCCAATCGAATGTCGCATCCTCGCCAGTCACGACTTTGGACCCGTTGATGTCCAACGCCGCCCGGTCCCAGTGCGCACTGTTGGTCAGCGTTTCGATATTCACGCCGTTCACTCCTGGGTGAATTGCGAAATACCGCCTGCCCAGCATGCGCCAATCAGTTTCGCCAATTTCGGCCAGCTTGCGGTCAACCAGCCGTCCCAAGCCGTGGTTCATGCCGCTTTCATAGACACGCTCACGTAGCAGTTGCGTCGTGGTGCGGTCTACGCCGCCAATATCGCTCTCAGCTACCCAGCTCTCCAAAGACTTGCCGAAGCTGCGGTTGCCGTGCTTGGTGTAGATGCTTTCCGCCGTGGTTTCCAAGCCGACCGAGTTGCTTTGCCCGTAGTGCATCACAACGGAATATGGCGGTGCCGGTTGCTGGAATGTGCTGTCGAGGATTTGCTGCCAGCGCCCGAGGACCGCCATGATCTGGGCTTCGGTGAGTTCCCGGTTGATCGTCATCATGCCCCGGAATGTGCCGCTCGCCCAATCCGCCGCAGAGATCGTTCCGTCCCGCGTGCCGATCATCAACGGGTTTGGAGACAGCGCCGCCCCGGTGTTGTCCGTCACGACAAGCGACGACCCGACATAGGCGCTGATCGACGTTGCCGCCGAGTTTCGCACCATGGCGAATGGCAACGCTTGGCCGCGATAGTCGCCTGATATGCTGTGCTGTGACGCCCCAAGATGGAGCGTCATGGCACCCGTGGTCTTGGTGATGACAAAGGAGCACCTGTTCGACACACCGCTGCGCACCCCACCAAACAGCATACTTGTCGCGGCGGCGGGTTCGGCGGCGACGTCAAACGCCATCAGCAACGTGAACGGCCCGCTGGCCGGCACAGTCCAACCTGTCGGGTATTTGTCGCTCGCACCGTCCAGCACTACCCCGGTTGTGCTGCGGATGCCTCGATCCGCCAGCGTGGCCTGAGAAATCAGCCCGCCGCCCACTTGCTCACGGATCGAATGGACCGCCTCGCCAATCGCCGCCGGGGTTACGCCAGCATCGGAATACATGTGTTCCGGCGTGGCCTCAATCAGACGACCAGCGTATCCGCCCTCAAACAAAGAGAGCGCATCATACAACTGCGCGCCCCGCGCCCGCAGGATGAAAGGCGACCGCAGCCGCATGAGGTCAAGCATGGCTGACGCTCACGGCAACAGGCATATCCGCGTATACGTAGACACGGTTTGCGCCGGGGACTCCCGGGAAGAGCTGCGCCAACGTCAAGTCAGCCGCAATCGCGCCATATGGCAACAACAGAATGGCGCCGTCGATACTGGTCGGTGCGACGGCGCCGACCGTCGCCTTAAAGCGTGCCTCATACGCACCGTGCACTTGGATTCTGACCGCAGTCACATCCGCATCTGTCACAAGCACCCACTGCCCTACAGGAATGTTGATTGTGGTATTTCTCGGCATGTTTTTCCCTCATTCACAGAATGCAGATCCAGATCACCGCCCCCGCCAGCAAGGCAGGGGCGATCCACCAGCCCGAAGGCCAGTCTTGGCGGGGCGTCACTTCAACGCCTTGATGGCCGCTCGGGCCTTGTCGAGAAGCACATCCTCGGTCGCACCGAGCTTCTTGATCGCGGTCGGGCTCGATCGCTTGGCGTAATCGACAGCGGCCTTTACCGCCTCGGCCATGGGCGCGTTCGCAGGGGCCTGAGCGGCGCCCGTGGTGATGGCCTGATTGAGCGCATCACGCATGATGGCCTCGGCACGCAGGCCGACATAGCGGCGCACGGCAAAGAGCACGATCGCCAGCAGCGCAGAGAGACCGGTGGCGATCAGGTCGGTCAGCATCGGCGCAAGCAGAACCAGCGCCGAGTCGAGGTATTGCAGGACGTTCATGGGGTTTCCTTTCAGCCTTCAGGGAGAAGCGCGGCCCAGGTCTTGGGACCGCAGATGCCGTCAGCCGTCAGGCCTACGGATTTCTGGAATGCGCGCATGGCTGCATCGGTGCGGGCGCCGAACATGCCATCGGGCGTGACCTCATAGCCGGTGGCGGCCAGCAGGCCCTGCGCCTCGGCCACGGCCGCACCGCGCGAGCCGCGGCGGATCGCGGGATAATCGGGCTCGGGCGTCAGGGCATTTTCATAGTCCAGCGCGATATCGGCGATCTGGCGGGCGCAATCGGTGCCGTTGATGATGCGCCGTGCACTGACATAGTCGGCCTTGGCTGCGCCGATGTAGTGCGAGAGCTTCTTGCCGGTGAACCAGCCATCCCGCGAGCCGCGCACCAGCACCTCGGCCGCGATCTGCGGATCCATGGCGCGATCCGGATCGGTGATCAGGTCGACGCCGATCTCTTGCCCTGCGCGGATATAGTTCCGTTCCCAGGTCAGCTGCACGAAGCCGCGCCCATGCCACGGGTAATAGCGCAGACCCTGCCGGTACCGTTCAGCCTTGGCCCCGAGGTAATAGGCCTCTTCGACGGGCTGCATGGTCCGGTTGGTTTCCCAGAGGGACGTGGCCAGCACATAGGCCGTCTGTTGAATGGACAGGCCGAGCCGGTCGGCTGTCGCGATGATCAGCCGGGTGTGGCCCAGATCGAGGTCGGGCATTTCAGTCTCCAATGAAAAAGCCCCGCACGATGGCGGGGCCGTAGGGGGCGAAAAGGAACGGGCGGTTCAGACCTTGTTGCCCGCCGCGCCGATAACCCGGTCAATGATGTCGCGCGCGCCGCGCGGGCCGAGGTAGGACAGCGTTGCAACGATGCCCGTGGTGACGGTTGACGACAGGCCGAGATAAGACCCAAGCGCCTCGCCCACGAACGCCATGCCAACAGCGGTCGGGACTTCCCAGATCAGGTGCAGGCCGATCAGCGGGCGCCGTCCGGCCCGGACCTCGCCACCGTGATAGATCAGCCGTCCAATCGCGGCGGCTGTCAGTGTGGCGCCTGCGGCGCCAGTCAGTGCTTGTATGGAGGCAATCAAGCCCCCGCCATTCGTGGGCGGCATTTCCAATTCCGGTCTCCTGCGCGCGGTGGTAATTTGTCAGGCCAGCGCAGACACAGCGGCCGCGACGATGGCATCGACCGCCGCCGCATCGGGCGCCGTCTCGATCTGGTAGATGGCGCCCAGCCGGGCAGTCTCGATCTGCGCCGCGATGCCCCGCCACAGCGCCGACATGTTGGCCCACAGCTGCGCAAGCTCGTAGGCGGTCGGGGCGGTGATCCCTACCTCGGCAGCCAGCATCGGGAACCCGGCCAGCGTGGCGGGCGTCTCTGACAGATAGCGCACTGCCTCGGCCTCTTTGGCGAGGTAGATCATTTCCTGCCCCGGAATGACCGTGATGTATTGCGAGCGAGCGGTAGAGGCAGCTTTGTTGACCGACCTAGTCGCCTGCTCGCGGGCCGCTTCCAGGCTGCGTGTCTCGACCCAAGCGCCCGCCGCCGGGTCGAAAGCGTGCGACGGGCTTGGGCGCGGCGGTTTGTCCACCACCTGCCCATTGCTCACGTATTGCGTTTTCGGGCTCGATGCCTCCAGAAGCAGGATGCCGCCCTCATATCCAGAAAGCTGATCTTCCAGCATGGATTGCGGACAGTCGCCGGAGCAAAGGATGTGCCCATCCGCATCGTGGATCGTATAAGCGACCATTTCCCTCTCACTTGTATGTCAGGATGGCGATCATCGTCAGAGTCGTATCGCCGGAAGCTCGGGCCCCGGCCCCGGCTTCGGCGCGCAACGTATGCGGACCCGAGCCCCCAGCAACTGTGCGCGTGTGGGTGATTGTCATGGATGAGGCCTCTGAGCCGTCGAAGCCGCCGTAGTTGGCGCTTTCAACAGTCGTGCCGTTCCACTTAACCCGCATCTGAGTGATTCCGGTGATCATCTGAAGGTCCGAGGCCGTCGCAAGCACCACCAGCCGCGCCGCATAGGTCGGGTTGATTGTGATGTTGATACCACCCGCGCTTGTCGTCGGGTTGCCAGTGTTCGACAGGATGACCGAGACGGCATCATCGTCGATCTTCAGCGTGTTCACCGCCAGGTTGGCGATCTTTGCCCTGATGATAATGGCATCCTTGATCTGCGCCGACAGCGTGATCAGCTCGCCGGTCGCCAGCTTGCTGGCCACGATGGCATTGGCCGCGATCTTGTCGGTGGTGATCGCCCCCGCGTTGATGTGGTTTGCCGTGACGGTTCCGTCGACGATCAGCTCGCCCGCGTTTCGGCGCGCAACACGAGGCCGGGCGATAAACACGTTGCCCACGTTCGCATCGTCGGCGGTTCGCACATATCGTGCTATGCCGCGCACTGCACCAGGTGGGGCCGTCAGAGTCCCGCCGACCTCAACCCATTGCCCCGGCGTTGTGATCGTCACAAGCGGGCAATTTGCGGCGCTAATTTCGTTCCCGTCGCGATCACGCCACGACACGGAACACCGCATGAGCGCGGTGCCAGAGCCGAGCCAGCACTTCATGGAAATATAGTATTCTTGCCCTGCCTCCGCCGTGAAGCGATTGTGCTCACCAAATGTGTTGATCCCCGCCGCCTGACCGGCAAACGGGATTGGCGAGATGCGCACCGCATACCTGGCATTCTCGGCGCCGGCCATTGGAGTGAAATCGACGCCCTGCTCACCAAAGGTGCAGTAGGTGTCATAGCCACCGTATTTGCCCCAGACTGCCCCTGCGCTGCTCGGCTCCCCCGTGTCCATTTCACTGTCGGGCACCAGGCTCTGGAAATCGGTGACTGCGATCTTCGACGCGATCACGGCACCAGCGGCAAGTTGATCCGCGCTTACCGCACCGGCTTGAATCTTGCCCGCCGTGACCGCGTTCGCGGCGATTTTTCCTGACGTAATGGCGTTGGCTGCGATATTATCCGCCTCGACAGCATTCGCTTGCAGCTTCGGCGTGCTGATTGCACCGTCAGAAATCTGCGTGGCGACGATCTGCCCAGTCAGATCGACAGCCGGAACGGCAGCCGTCCACCCGCTCACGTCAGATGGCGAACCGAGATGGCGATACATTTTCCCATCGGTCGTCAGAAAGGCCACACGCCCCACGAAGTTCCCTGTCGCAGGCAGTGTCGCGACAATCTCCACAGGTCGGACATCAGCCGCAAAATCTGCCGCCCCAAGCGAACCGGGTTCGATCCCGGCATAGACTTCCGTCACCCATTCACCAGCGGTCGCGTCCCAGCGATAGAGCTGGCCGGGCGGGATCAGCATGACGAGTTGGTTCGGTTTCGACCCCGAGGCAGGCAGCACGGCGACTGGTGTCACACCGGCCTCGAGGGCGATTTCCTCGAACCGATCCATCAGATCGCCCTCAAGGTCTTCCTCCCCGATGCCAACAGCAGGTGTGGTCGCGTTGACCCAAGCCGTCCATTCTGTCGGTCCATCCTGCCGGAGCCGCGCGCGCGCCTGATAGGTGGTGTCTGGGATGATGCCCTCGGCATAGAGCAGCGCCCCGGCATCGACATCGACGATCGAGAAGCCCTGGATATCGGCCTGTCCCTGCACCCGGATCTGCACGCGGATAGCAGGACTGTCGATGTCCGCCGCAGTCCAGCCGAACCGCAGCGCCGGGCGACGTTCCGCGCCGCTGCCGTCTCGGATCGAGGTCGGCGTGACAGACCAACCCGGCACTGGCTGATAGACCTTCACATCGGGCAGCACTGAGGGCACATAGGTCGGCAGCTCGAAATCGCTGGACCAGTCGTAGTCGGTCGGATCGACCTCACGGATTTCCCACTGCTGCACCAGCGCGGCGTTCTCGACCACCTGCGCCACGTCGAAGTGCTTGGTGATGTAGCCATTGCGCTCGCTCGTCCATGCCACCACGTCCAGCGGCTCGATCCCGGCTGCATAGTGCCCCAAGATGATCGTGTGCCTGCGCCAGCGCCGGTTATCCTTGAGCCATGCCAGCATCAGGCGCTGCACCTGTTGACGGATAGGCACGGCGGGCAGGCTCACCGACACCGGCAGCACGCGGCCCTGATCCTCGGTCACCCATGTCGCATTCGTCCGCTCGGGCGCGTCGTGGCTCTCCCACAGGCTCGACGGCTCCGGATAGCTGGCATTGATCGTGTTGTATGTCTCGGCCAGACCGGGGAACGGGTTGAACTCATGGCCCGAGGTGACAAGCAGATCGTCATCGCTGAAGAAGTAGACCGGCAGGCCCGGCCCGTGGGCGCGGATCTTGTATGTGCCGCCGATTTCCACGATCGACCCGGCACAAGACTTCAGCAGCTCTTCGATGATCTCGGCAGGCTCGTCATCGGCGACCTTGATCTCGAAGCCGCAGCGATAGCGCGCTTGCGTACCGCCACCGGCCAGCGTGACCAGCTCGTCGCACTTGTTCGCAGCGGCTGCCCAGACCGACAGCGGCAAATCTTCCTCGTCACACTTGCCACCCCACACCCGCCCGTCGGGAAGCTCGATGCCGCGAAGGATATTGTAGATGATGACGACCGGGTTTTCGGTCCATTCCCAAGTCGCCTTGTTGTTCCAGCGATGCGCGCCAGACCCGCCGATGGTGCTGTCCTTGCGCGGATCGTAGAGCCTGATCCCCTGCACCTCGAACAGCGGTTCCGGCCAACCGCTGTGAACCTCTTTCTCGAAATAATGATACATGACCGCGTAGGCCATGTTGCGCCCGATCATGTCCGACTGCCACGGGCGCTCAACCCCGCTGCTGAATTTCAACATCAACCTTGGCGATGCAGCGGTTTGGCTGCCCGTGAAAATATCGGCGGCATATAGATCACCAGCCGCGTCGAACTCGATCCCGTCCCAGCTTACGCCGGTATTCATCGGCTCCCATTGCCCATTAATGGCAATGCGCGAAATCCCGGTGATCGGCATGTCGCTGATCTGGATCACGTCGAACATGTCGCGGTTATTCGATCCGAACGTCATGCGCGGCGCGATCCGGGTGCCCGCCGTGGCATAGCGCCCGACGATGAAGGACTGACTGAGCGTGCCGCCCTCTTGCGTCGTGTCGGTCTGGATGCCGCTTGACCGTGGCTTACCCATCAGGGCCGTGGAGAGCGCAGACAGGGCGATAGAGACGCCGATCTTGAGGAGGCCAGCAGCCCATGCCGTCGACGCAATCGCGCTCGCAAGACCGACAGCCTTCACAGCGGCAAAGAAGCCTGTGATCGGGCCAGCGTGCGCCGGTTCCGCAAGCAGCAAAACCGCCCAGAAGGCGGCGAAGATCACAGAAATGATGTGCATATCAGACCCGGAAAGCCCGCGTTGCAGCGGTGAGCGGCACTAGGACAAGGCCCGTGCGCGACATGACGTAGATCGAATGGCCCTGGACGATGCCAAGCGCCTCGACGTCATCCACCCCGTCAGACGGGACAACGGCGATGTCACCCTCTTGCGCCATGATCGGTGGCACCTCGGGGTAAAGCGAGGCAGCCAGTGCGACATGATCGGCATGGCCCTTGTCTTGCAGCGCCTTCAATCCTTTGGCGAGGCTGCGGTATTTGCCCCGCCAGCCTTTGGCATGGTCAACGCCGGTCATTGCCAGCACAGCGCCCGCCGTGAATATCGCGCAGTCCAGCTTGCCAGCCTCGAACGGCAGCCGGTGGATGCTCGACAGATAGGCGGTCAGGCGGTGCTGCCAGTCTTTCGTCTTGGTCGTCATGTGCCCCACCTTACTTTGACCGTGCCGCCGATGTCGGCGTAGCGCATGATCCGGTCACCCGACCGGCGCTGATACGCCTCGTCCGATTTCTTGGCCGGGATAACCCGCGTCAGACCCCGGCTGTTGCTGGCCAGCGTGATCGAGGCGGTTGCATCGCCGCCTTCCTCGGGCGTCGGGATGCTGACGCCGTCAATCCAGCCCTTGAAAATCCGCACCGGGCTGCCGAGTAGCGTGCCCTCTGCCGGGGCGAAGAAAGCGCGATGGATCTCCACCGGTGCCAACTTTGGCTCATAGCCGCGCAGGGCAATCTCCACCTCGGGCGCAATGCCGGACACGCTCACCTCTGGCTGCCAGACCTCAAGCCCGGCCCGCGCTGTCAGGTCAGGGATGCCAAGCAAGGCCCCTACCCCGAAGTATTCGCGCACCACGCTGTCAATCGTGAACTCGGCATGGTCGTCACCGTCCCACAGGCCGATGGTTTCGGTTGCGCCCGTGTCGCGGTTCTTGGCACGGATCCACAGCAGGTGCCGCACAAGCAGGCCGTGGCGGGCGCTCAGGTTGCCCGCGATGATGCTCTCATAGGTCCGCATATCAGCCCCTCAGCGTCTGTTGCAGCGTCAGGCTGATGCCGTCCGTCACAGCCACGCCTGCGGCCCCGGTGCTGCTCTCCACGAGGACAGCCTTCATCCACGGCTTGTTGAGGCGCACAGTGGCACCCAAGGCATAGCCGGGGCGAATGGTCGGGATAACCTCGAAAAGCGGCGTGAGGCCCGCGCCAGAGGCCACAGCGCCCGACACAACCTGATGGAACGCATAGCGCGTCGGGTCGGTGCCGTATGTGAAGCTCAGATAATCACCCGGCGTGAGCGTGTAGCCAGCGGGCAGGCCGGTGATCCGGATTTCCCGCTGGTTCGCGTCAACCGTGTGCAGCGTCACCGTGGACGATGCAATGATGCTGCCGGTCGGGTCGTAGGCCGGGGCGAAGCAAGGTTTCGGGCGGATCAGCAAAGACGCCGAAGGTTGCCGCAGCAGATGCAGCTTGGATCTGATTTGCTCAGCGTCACGGTGCCTTGCAGGCGACAGATCAAGCTGCACACGCCACAGACGCGCGCCCAACTCTGCCCGCATGACATCGCCGCCAGCGGATCGCGTGATAAGCTGGCTCGTCGGCAAGTCAAAAGACACGCGCCGAACCCGCAGATCCTCGAAGAAGGCTGCGTTTGAGACGGGATAGACCTGTGCCATTAGCTGCGGTTCCTCGGGTCGCGCGAAATGCGGTTGAAGTGCTCAAACGAGAAATATTCGCCGGGCTTGATCGTGATCGTGGGCAAGCCAGCGGGCCTTTCCTCAAGCGCCGTCAGCCGCTCCTCTAGAGCCTTCACGCGCTCTTCCAGTGCCTTGATGCGGTCATCCATTAGCTGCGCCTCCGTGGGTCGCCCGTGTATTTCCTTATGGAATCTGGTTGTTGGCGTTGCGCTTTCGCCAGACCATGCTGGGTGATGTTTGCTGCACGCTGGTCAACGCGCGCATCGAAGTATTCGCTGGCCGAGACGTAGACCTGCACAACCTGCGCTCCGCCCCCGGTGCGCTGGCCTTTCGTGTGGTCGATCACGGTTTCGCGGGGGTGCAGCATGGCAAGGAAGCCGCCTTTCCCGTCGAGGCCACCGGTGCGTGAGCCCGCACCCGTGTAGCCACCACCGTCCATCGACATCAGACCGCCAATCCAGCTTGTCACAGCACTACCGCCCGGCATTGAGTTCAGGATGCCCAAGGCCCCCTTCATCATCTGCACCTTGGCGATTTCCATCAGCAGGCTGGCAATGGCTTTCTTCGCGGCATCAGACCCCTCAAGGATCGACCCGAAAACCTCGCCCAAGGCATCCTTGCCGCGCTCACTGGCATCGGCAATGGCGTCCATCTTCTGCTTGGCGTTCTCAGCCTCAAGCGCGGCCTGCGCATAGGCGCGGGCCTGTTCCTCGATCTGTGCCGAAAGTTCGGGGGTGACTTCCTTGCCCTGCTCTTGCGCAGCGGTCAAAAGGGCGGCTTTCTGCTTGGCGTATTCGGCGGCATCGCCATAGACATTCTGGGCATTGGCCGCGTCCAGATAAGCAGCCGTCTCGACTTTCAGGGCGTCGATCCGCTGCTGCACATTCTCGACAGCCGCCGCGTATTTGTCGCGACTTGAACCTCCGCCACCTCCACCGCCCCGCTTTGGAGTATCCCACCCCCAATCCGCATCCATCTGGTCTGGGCGTGCTTTTGGCCGCGACGAAGAAGAAGGACCGGCGCCACCTTCCCCGGCATAGGGGTTTCCGAACCGGTTAAGGTCGGGCTTGAAGAAACCCTTTTCCGATACGTCAACCGGCCCCTGAGCCGACCCGATAGCCGCAGCCTGCTCCGCTGCCATCGCAAGTCGCTGTGCCAGCGTCAGGGCGTTCGCAGCCGCTGCCGCGATGCCAGAAGCCATATCAGTCCCGGCGATGCGAGAAGCCTCATCCGCCGCAGCGCCTGTATTCGTCGCCAGATCCTCTGAAGCGTCTGCGCTGGTCTCGATCATCGCCGCGTTCTTATTGACCTCAAGGCCCATATTGATGAGCGCCTCAAGCCCGGCGCGGCGTTCAGCCGTCAAATCCCCCTCCGACGAAAGCGCGCTTTGCGCCAGCCGGATCACTTCATTCATGGCGTCAACTTGCTCCCGGACGCCCTCGGCCATATCGAACCGGTCCAATGCCGTCGCGAGCGCCTCAGCCTCTTGGCGGGTTAGACCGAACTTCTGCCGGATTTCCTCGATCTGCACAGCAATGCCGCTTTCGGCGGTGTATCGCGTGATCGGATCGGCCAAACCGACCTCAAGGCGCTTGATCTCAGACAGATAGCTCTTCACGCCTTCGAATTGCGTGTAGATCGCATTCATGGTGGTTTCGATGGCGCCAGCCAACCGAATGCGGGCCAGTTCGACCAGCGCTTTCTGCATTTCCCGCGCTTGCTCGGTATTGTTCCCGAACATGTCATACATTTCAGACATGGGCGTCAGCATTTCCTGAACCGCCGTCTGATAATCCTTCGACGTCCCCTCAAGCTCTTTCAGGATATCATCCAGAGACTTGGCTTCCTCGCCTGCGCCAATCAGCATGGACACAAGCGGGATACCAGCCGCAGCGGCCACACCCACAATCGCGCCCAAGGCGCCAAACCCGCCCAGAAGCTGTGGAAGCTGCTGGCCGAGGGCGCGGGCAGCACCTTGGCCAGATGCAATCTGCACAAAGATATCCTGCACCTGGTAGGACACATTCTGCAGGTTCGCCGTGGCGCTACGTGACAGGCCACCGAACGACTTGCCGATATCCGCGTTGGCTTTCACGAAACTCTGCTGCGCGCGCTGCGAGGCCCGAATGGCAGCCGCCTCGATCCGTGCAAGCTGCTGCGCAAACTTCTGCTCGGTCAGGCCGATTGGCAGCTCAAGGCCATCAGTCTCTGCCATTCCACCTGTCTCCTATTTCGCACAAGGCTTCATAATCGGCGTCGGAAATCGGCCCGCCGTTGTAGTGGTGCCCGCTGCCCTGCGCCCGGTTCCAGCCATCGAGGCAAGCCTCGAGCTCCCAGAGGGACATGCGCTTAATCTCGGACGGCGCTATTCCGATGGCTGCGCCGTTTCCGTAGAGGCGGGAGAATTTGATGCGGGCGGCCCCGCCGCCGCCACCGCCTCCCCCACCGGGTCGTGTTCCTTCCCGGCGAAAGCCGCACTGATGATCGTAAACGCCAGCAGGTTCAGCTCGCCAATGTCGCCTTCCTCGAAGGCTTGGCGGGCTTTCCGATCGGCAGTGAAGCGATCCATGCCAGCTCCGATAAGACCCAGCCTCAGGCAATTGATGACTTCGCGGACCTTTACAGGGGCGAATGCCAGACTGCCGCGCTGCGCGCCCTGCGACAGCCGATAGCGAAGGTCGAGAACACCCGCCTCGGTCAGATCGTCGAGCGCTTCCAGTTCGCCGATGCGGAGGAGGAATTCATCCTCCCCGCTCGGCCAGTTTGCCCGGATCGGCTCCATTACGGACCTGCCACGACATCATGGAAGGTCATCTCGCCATCCGAGACGAGCGAGATATTCGTCTGGGCCTTGCCGCCGCGCTCGCCAGTCACCTCAAAGCCGGTGACGTGCACCTTGCCTTGCCAGTACTTGCCGGTGGTCACGTTGTCAGGGGCACCAACATAGATCCGGGCGTTGATGCTCTCGGTCGAGTTGAAGGCTTCCCACCAGGTTTCCACCGCCTCGGCCGCCAGAATGCCCGAGCCGGTTGCGCTCAGGTCGAGGCTTTCGACGCCGCGCTCGATCCAAGACGGCAGTTCGGGGTCGTCGCAATCCGGGACGTTGACCTCGGTCGTGTTCTTGGAGAACGAGACGGTGTGGTTGTTCAGGCCGCAGGGACGGGCATAAGTCCCGGCAGGCGTGCCCTCTAGATAGATCGCGACAAGCGACCCGGCGTAGGTCGTCGGTTTCGCCATTTCAGGCTCCTGTAGAAGTGAACACCTTGCCCAAGGGCGTAAGGGCGCAGGGCCGCCTAGCGGCTCCTGATTTCCTCGACACGGTCACCCGCGACGGCAATGCAGGCCCGCGTCAGGCCTTGCCGGACCTCACCAGCCCGGAAGACCATGATGACCCCGCGTCGTGGCATGAACTCGAAATCCCGCAGCACGCGCCACATGCGCTGCCGTGGCATTACTCGACCACCTCGACCACAAAGCGCAGATTGATGATGCCGTGCATCGTCAGGCCATCCGGGTCAGGCGAGACACGCGACAGCGGCGCCTCGGCCAGAACGAGCGCGTGATCGGTGAACTCGGGAAGCGCCAGAAGCACCTGCCGAACACGATCCACGATCTGCTTGCAATGGACACGCCCGACCTGCCGCGACCAGACATCAAGCTGAAGGTTGATCTCTTCGATGCTGAGGCAGTCGTCATCCTCATAAACCGTGAACTCGGGGCCGAAGCTGATGTAACCCATCACGGCGCCCCAAGGATCTTTGGGCACACGATCATAGACGCCATTGACCAGCGCCATCAACGGGGCATCCCCAGACAGCGCAGAAACGATGGCGGCTTGAAGCTCAAGCGATGGCACGGGCATCAGCCGTTCACCCAGGCTGAACGCACAGCGCGCGTGATAGCCGACCGAACGCGGCGACGGTTAAGACGCCACGCCGGGTTGAAATACGGGTTTGCCTTCATCTTCTTTGTCCCGTGCTCTTGCAGCTTCGCGTTCTGGAACTTCTGCCCGCGCTGGTTCGTCACAATGGTCGTGGCATCGCCCGCCTTCACGACAACACCGATGAAGCCGCGCTCCCCTTTGCTGGTCTTGATGCTGGCCGCATCCTCGACCCGGATCGACTGAACCAGCTCGCGCTGGTCCTTGGGCGCGAGGTAGCGCATGGCCGCTGCGACCTCATTTCCGCTGGCTGTTGTCTGTGCCTTCGCAGCGCGCAGGACCGCCGCAGCCTTGCGACGGAACAAGGCGCGCATGTTTTCTACGCCATCAACCATCGGCCACCCCACTTTCCGCCAGAAACTCGAGCCATAGCCGGTCCTGCGACGGTCGCGGAAACTCGCGGACGTTGTATGGAACCCCATCGATGACACAACGCATGTCGCTGCTGATCGTGCGCGCCTCGGCACAATTCCGGACGGTGATGATGACCGGCTGACGCCCCTCCAGGCGCGATGCCATGACCGATTCACCGCCGCGCATGTATCGAACGTGGCAGAGATGCGAGAACACCGACGCCCAATCGGTCAGCGTGTTCCCGTAACCGTCCTCCAGACTGCCGCGCTTCTCAAACTGTGCGCGGCGCGTGAGCTGCCCGGCAGACATCCTCATCACGACACCGGAAGGATTCGATGCCGCTCCATCAGGCGCACCGCACCATCTGGAACACCCGCCCCGGCATCCGCCCCACCGCCAGACCGGCGATCGAACATGTCCGTTGCAATCATCTTGACCGCGAGGATCAGATCAGCCAGCGGCACAGCGGGGCCAACCACATAGTTGATCGTGACAGGATAGCCTTGACCCGTCACCACCGGCCAGTCAGCCGCTGGCACAAGCAAGGCCGGTGAATTGCCGATAACCTCGAGCCCGGTCACCGGGGCGCCATCGACGGTCATTTCGGTGACTTCCTGCACATGACCGCCCGGCAACCGAATGGGGCACCGGCCTGATGGCAGGCAAGACCGGCGCAGAACCGCAGCGCGTTGCACGAGCACACGCTGCGTTTCCTTCTCGACGGCGGCTGTCGCGGCCTGACCGATCCCGTCGATCACCTGATCATCATCCGAATGGGTGACGTTGAGGTGTTCCTTCAGGTCATCCAGACCGACTGCCGATTCCAGCAGTGGAGATATGGTCAAGATCGCGACAGGCGCCATGTCAGCCCTCTGCGGCTTGGGGCGCGATGCAGGCAGGGTTTGCGGCCCCGATCGCGACGAGTCGAGCGGCCTCTTCCTCGTCCAGCTCAACGGTGTCACCCGGCACCGCATCACCGTAGATGCAGGTCAAAACGACGCGCACTGTCTCAACCTCTTCCGGATCGTCGGGTGCTTTGGGATCGGCTGCCGTCTCGGGATCTGCAGCGACTTCCTGATCTTCCGGGGCCGCTGCCTGATCATCGGCGCCGGCTTGGATTGCCTCGCCCTGCGCCTGGTCGACGGGGGTCTGAACTTCCGCAGGATCAACTGCAGCCTCTTCGGTTTTCTTCGACATGATCGCTCTCCGATTTGATGGGATGAACGCACAGCGCGCAGGCGGCGCGCCGTGCTGCCTCAATCAGCTGCGATCAGCTGGCGGCGTTCACGAAGGCGCGCACAGCGCCCACGTCCGCGAGGTTGCCGCCGCAGCGCATCCAAGCCATGAAGCCGACTTGCCCCTTCTTCGTGTAGGCCGAGTCCGTGAACCGGAACATCGACACATCAAGCGCATCGCGGACCTTGTAGCCCTTGAAGTCGCCGAAGAGGATCGAACGGGCCGAGGCGGCCATGTTCGCCATGTGCTGGTTCACGATGAGGCGCGAGCCAAGCAGCATGTCAGGCACGCCGCCGGGGATCGATTGCTCATAGCCGGGAACGAAGATCGGGCGGCTTTGGCCATCCTTGATCTTGCGCACCTGGCGCACGCTCAGGTCGTTCATCATGAACCCTGCGCCACCATTCTCGCGGTAGGCGGGATCAACCGAGTGTTGCAGGTCGATCAGGCTGTCATAGGTGATGGTCGTCACCTGCGACGTGCCGTTTGCGGCGGTCACGCCCACAGTTGCAGCCGTGACCATGCCGTTGGGCTGGCCGGTACCGGTGCCGGTGGTGAAGAGCTTGTTGGTGATCCGGCCAAGGCGGGTCACGATGCGACCATTCACAAACGCCTCGATATCCACCGCCGAGTCTTGCAGCAGTTCGATCGGAACCGTCACAACCTTGGACGAGAATTTGAACACGTTCAGCGCCACGGTGCCAAAGACGACATCCGCATCAGTTGCAGAAGCGTTTTCGGCGATGAGTTCGCCCTCTTCGGCCGTGCCATCCGAGGTCGGATAGGACATGGGATTGCCGCTTGCGGTCACCAGCACGTCAGCAACGGCGCGCACTCCGCCGAAGGCCTTAAGCGCATCGATCACCGAAGAGGCGATATCGGTCGGAACGGTGAACCCACCTTCAGATCCGGTCGTGGTCGACATGGTGTTGCGGATCGTCGCCCAGTCTTCCTCGTTCAGAGCGCGATCGCCACCCTTCAGCCACTTCGAGTAAACCTCGAGGCCCTTGTCACCCTTGTCGCGGCCAAGGCGCGCAGCCGCATCGGCGACGTTCTGGCTGGCGGTATCATCCGCGAGCTTCGCATTCAGGTCGTGGATGCGCTTGATGCGCTCATCGAGCGCGTTCAGCTCGTCGATGCCGTTGTCGTAGGCAGGACCGTCCGTGGCAGGATCGTAATCCGGCTTGTTGACGATTTCCTGAAGCGCAGCCGCAATCTTGCCGCGCTGCTCACGCAGTTGCTGGAGAGACATCCTCTCACTCCTTCTGTGGTTAAGCCGCGTCCGCGGCGGGGTATCCGGCGCGGCGCGCTCAGACAGGGTTGGCCATAAGCCGCGCGTTCAGACGGGCGACACGCTGCGCCCGGTCCTTGATCGCAATGGCTTCGGCGTTCGGTTGCGCGTCCGGTTCAATCACCGGCCCGGGCAGCGTCTCGGGGGCGGCCGCGAAGGCCGACAGGTCCCAGCGATTGGCGGCACGCTGAGTGTTTTCTTCGGCGACGGCATCGCAAAGACCCGCGGCTACGGCCTCTTCCGGCGTGAACCAGGTCTCGGCCGCCATCATAGCCTCGAAGGCCGCGCGATCGGTCTTGCCGTCTGCGCGGCCAGCGTAGGCATCAGCAATCAGGCCATCGATCTTTTCCAGCAGATCGGCAGTGTCCCGCATGTCGGTGCAGTTGCCGATCGCAAGGCCCCAAGCGCGGTGGATCATCTGCATGGAACCCGGAACCATGACACAGGTCGCGCAGTTCGATGCAATGACGCTGGCCGCAGAGGCGGCAAGACTGTCGATCTTCGCGGTGATCGGCGCAGGGTGCGACCGCATCTCGGCCACCATGGCCTGCGCCCCGAAAACCGACCCACCGGGCGAGTTGATCCGCAGTGTCACGGGCCCCGTGGTGGCGCGCAGGGCTTCGATGAAGGCCGAAGGCGAAATGCCGCCCCACCATTCGGCCTCGAGATCGTCAGCCGCTATCGCGTCATAAAGCCAGATCGTGTTGTTCTCGGCCCGAAACTCGCCCTTGCCCTTGTTGGACATGCGCATCTGGATGTAGCGGCTCATGCGTCATCACCTTTCGACGGTGTCTGGGTCGGAACGGTGCCGACCATCTTCTTGGGCAGGCGCACCATGCGCCGGGCTTCCTCCAGGCTCAGGATCGAGGCCTCGCCCGCACGGCCAAGGCCGATCCGGACACCCTCAAACATCGCCTTGAAGTCGCCGCGCTCCAGTTCGGCAGTGTCGAACTCGGCACAATGCGTCGGACGCCGGAAGAACTTCCGGTTTATCTCGTTGTGGAAGGCGTTCAGGTGATCGCGCAGCGTGTAGCGCACGAAACCCGCACCCATTGCTTCGACACCCGTGCCCCAGCTGGAGGTCTTTTCCGTGTGCCCGATCATGAAGGGCGGCACGTTGAAGGCCCGGGCGATCTCTTCGATCTGAAATTTCCGGGTCTCCAGCAGCTGCATTTCCTCCATCGGCATGGTCAGCTCTTTCAGGTCGAGCCCGCCCTCGAGGATCATCGGGCGACCGGCATTGGCCGGGCTCCGGTGAGCGTCCAGGCGCTCCTGCAGTGTGGCCCATTGCTCGTCAGTCAGGTTACCCGCCGCCTTAAGCAGGAAGTCTGGGCGCCCGGCATTCTGAAGGAAGTTGACCGAGAACTTCTGCGCCTCGATCGCCAGACGCCCACTGTGCCGCAGCGAATAGCGCAGCGCCGACATGCCGCGCAGGCCGTTGAAGCCGAAGCCAGGGACGTGCAGCATGTCATCCTGATCCAGAACCCTGACCTTTGAGGCCTCGGCAGCCACTTTCGTCAGTGTCGGATCGGGCTGCACTTCGTAGATCAGCCTGCTGCCATCAGGGGTGGCGATCACGCGCACACGCTGCGGCAGCAGAGGCATCAGACCGGTGATGCTGCCATCGCGCGCCCGCAGGATCTCCGCGAAGGCATCGCCATAGAGCAGCTTCGAGGCCGTCAGCATCGACCATCCTGCCGCAGCGGACCAGCGTGGGCAGAATTCTTCGTTCAGGACCCACCACAGCGGATGGCCATAGTCCTGCGCCAGATCGCCATCCTTGGCGCGCTGGTAGATGTTCATCGGCATCGCGGCAATCGCGCCTGAAATCAGCGATGTGCAGGCATAGACCGCCGTGACAGACATCGCCTCTTTCTCGGACGGCGCACCGCTACCAGTCCCGGTGAACGACTCCCACACGCCATCGCCGCGACGAATGTTGCCGCTGTCGACCTCGGCACGGGGCCGGAACTTGTTCAAGATGCGCGCGAACAGGCTCATGCGATACGGATCCTTGGTTCAAGCTTCGGCGCAGCCGCGGGGTTCAGGAACATCAGCATGGCCGCGTTGAACACAGCCATGAGCGGGTCGATCTTGGCCGCACCGGCAGCCTGTTTCGTGACGATGTAGTTGGAACCTTTCAGCTCCTGTTTGGCGTTGCCCACGGCCCAGCCCATGATCGGCTGGCCGCCGTGGATCAGACGGCGCTCTTCCAGCTTCAGCGGAAGCGTCGAAATCGCGGTCTGCAACTTCCAGCCCTGACTGACCGCCACCACCTGCGGCTCACCAAGGCCACACGCCGCCAGCGCATCGACGAGCAGCGCAACGCCCGCCGAGTCGAGCCCGAAGGCCGCCGCCGCCGGCGCCTTGCCAGATGCCGCGACCAGTGCGCAAACGTCAGCCGCCTGCGCCGCCTGTTCCTCGCCAGTCGGCACCACGACAAGATCGCCATCGCGCTCGAAATCACGCAGCTGCGTGGCGATAAGCTTGCGCGCCTCGAAGACGCTCGGCCGGGCCCAACTGCGTGTCCACAAGAGCCACGCCTTGTCCTTGGCCCGCCGACCGATCACAGCCAGAGAGGCAAGGTCATCTGCGCCGCCCCAGTCCACGCCGACTGTCACGACCTCGGATTCGTTCAGAAGCCGATCCAGCGTCAGACCCGGCTGCGCGCATTTCGGCCAGTCCCGCGCGCCGGGCCAGGCATCGCCAAACAGCGACTGCCCGATCTCGACGTTCAGGTGTTGCGAGGCAAAGAGCGCAATTGCGCCGTCCCCGTTCTCCTCGGCCTTGGCCAGCTGATCCGCCAAAAATCCGGCATCGACAGACCGGCCCATGTGCGGATTGACCAATGGCCATGTCGCCTGGTCTTTCCACCCATCGTTGACCGCCATTTCCACCGGCAGCTCATAGAGCACCGGTAGCAGCGAGGCGTTCAGATCGCCATCGCGCACGGCCCGCGCTTGCCGAAGCTCCGACTTGAACACGCCATGCGGCGGCGTCTTCGACTGCGTCGTGATCTGCAGCAGAAATCCCCGGTTCTGGGGGTGCGACAGACCCCCGCGGATCTCCACGAAGATCCCCTCGGCCTGCCTGTGCGAGGCAAAGACGTGGGTTTCATCGATCAGCACGATCGACGCCTTCGACCCGGTGATCACGTCCGCATCGGCGGCCTTGATCGTCATCTCTGACGGTACGTCCTGACTGAGATACCGGATCGTCTTGATGTGCGAGTGAACCGAGAACAGGCTCGCGAGCGGCGTTCCCGATGGTGTTGCGGACAGTCGGATGATTCCGGCCGCCTGGTTGAAGCTGATCTCTGCAATCTTCTGCGTCGGCGCGATCAGCAGCGCCTCGGCATTCGGACGTTCATTCAGCAGCAGCGCCGTCACGATGATCGCCGCCGAGATCGAGGACTTCCCGTTCTTCTTGGGGATCAGGACGAAGTATTCCCGGATCATCCTCTGGCTGGTGACCGGGTCGAAGGCCCCGAAGATCGCCAGCACCAGGTCAAAGACCCACTCGCCGCAGACCTCGCCATAGGTCGGCGTGCCCTCGATGTCGGGCACCCGAAGGTTCTTGAAGATCCGCAGTGCCCGCTCGGCCCGTGCCCGGTCCAGCGGCAGCGCAGGCACGATCGACTTGCCTGCGCGGATGCGGTCTTTCCAGTCCGGCAGCGCTGTTGACCAAGCAGGGTCGAAGGCGCGGGCCGGTGTCATCAGCATGTCAGTTCATCCCCCGGCGCACCCCAAGGTCGGGGTCTGCCGAAATCAGATCATTTGCCGCCAGGACGGCCCCCTGCTTCTTGCCGATCGGTGCCATCCGCGCAGGCTTGGCTTCTGGCTCCGACTTCTCGTCCGTCTCACCTGTCGCGCCACGGCGCAGATCGTCGGCGATGCGCATGCGGTCATTGTCCAGCAGCAGCTGGTGAAACGCCTTCATCGCCCCGACATTGCCCTTCTCACACTGCGCCCACAGCAGCTCGGCCCGCTTGGCCTCGAGCGCGTCCCGGGCGATCAGCCGAATCTTGAGCTCGGCAAAATAATGCTTCCGCAGCGTGGGCAGGCTCAGGCCCATAGCATGCGCGATGCGCTCATTCGACCAGCCAAGCGCCAGCAACAGCTTGATTTTGTTAGCACTTTCAGGTGTGCGGACATGCTGAGGCCGCCCGCGCTTGCCTTTCCCCGGTGCATGGACCCACCCGAAGAGGCATCCTTGCCCCTCGGGACCCTGATTTTCGCTGTCCACCAGAAAAAAACCTCCAGATGAGGGGGGAGCGGGTGCGGGGGCAAAAGGGTCCTAGACTTTACCCACCCCCCCCATCCGCCGGTCCAGCCTCTGTTTCGCGCCATCGTGGCAGGCCTTGCAGAGGCACTGCACGTTCGCCCGATCGAAGAACATGGCCCTGTCGCCGCGATGCGACCGGATGTGGTCACCCACCAGCTTCGACGTGTTGCCTTCGATCTTGCCGCACATCGCACACGTGAACCGTGCCTCGGTCAGCACCTGCATGCGCAACTGTTTCCACTCAGCCGAGTGATACCAGGCACGCCATCCTTCGATCTTGTCGCGGGTTTGGTCCCTGTCCGCGCCTTGCCCCATGACTGGGCGCAGCTTGAGGGACACTGTGCCGAGGCGTGACGGCATGGCCTTCAACCTTGGCATACCAACACCCCTAGAAATGCGTGCGCCCG